TTATGCAAAGGCTTGATACGCGACTCTCTACCTCCTCCTATTGGTCTGACCGATTCCACGCCTTCGGCTTGTCGGCCTCCGATCTCAGGACGCGGCAATTCAGAAACAAGGACATTCCAAGGCTAGTCGCCGGGCAACTGCCTAGGGATGCGGATAACTCGCCCGTCGTGGGGTTGCATTGAATAGATTGCAGCGTTGGTGGTACATGAATCACGCCGTTACCATCGGGCTACTGTTTCAGAACCCCAGACTTTGGTGGCGCATCGTAGTTCGCCAAAGATACGGAAGATGAACCTCGGCATAGAAGGGCGCGTTGCTCTGGTCGTTGGAGCTTCAAAAGGCCTCGGCCTGGAAATAGCCCGCGAGCTTAAAGCCGAGGGCTGCCGGGTCTATACGGTCTCCCGCACTGGCCAGACCGACTTCAACATGGACTTGATGGCACAAGGGGCTACGGACCTCCTGATAACCGGCCTCACCCTCACGCCCCCTGACATCATCGTCCATGTCCTAGGAGGTTCCCAAGGGCTTACAGGGACGCTTCTGCCTTCGACCGACTGGGCGAGAGTCTGGCGGCTTAACCTTGGCATCGCCCATGACCTTAACGCGGCCTTCATCCCATTGATGCAGCGCAACAAATGGGGGCGGATCATCCACATTTCCTCAAACGCCACGAGGATCGGCTCCGGTTACTGCCCCTACACCAGCGCCAAGGCCGCCTTGGAGGGATACGTCAAATCGGTAAGCCGGGAGTTCTCCAAGGACGGGGTAATTATCACGGCGGTATCGCCAGGAATCGTCTACACGCCGGGACGCTACTTCGCTTCCCTCGATCAGAAGGAGCAGGAAGCCTACTTCAACAGTTACATCCCCACGCATCGCTTCGGGAGGGCCGAGGAAGTAGCCAAGGCCGTTGCCTTCCTAGCGTCCGAGCACTCCGCTTACATGGCCGGATCAATCGTGCAAATTGATGGTGGAGCTAGGTGAAGGACGACCCCTATATTTCCACTGATGAAAAAGGTGGGCAGTCGATAGGTTTCGTAGGGATAGAACCTTATGTGATCGGGAGAAATACCTACGTCGGTGAGTTCTGCCACATCTCGCAGCACACAGAAATTGGGCACTTCACCAGCATCGGGAACCTCTGCACGATAGGGGCGCATAGTCACGCCTTGGATAAGCTCACCACCTTCCCTTTCATAGAGATTCTGAAAGAGTCAACATACAAAGGAACGACGGTCGGGAATGATGTCTGGATAGGTTCAAATTCGGTAATCCTAGCCGGGGTCACGCTAGGCCACGGGTGCGTCATCGGGGCAGGTTCGGTAGTGACCAAAGATGTACCTCCCTATGCCATCGCCTTTGGAAATCCTGCGAAGGTCAGGCGCTACAGGTTCGATCCAATACTCATCAGCAATCTCCTTGAGACGCGCTGGTGGGATATGCCTGCGGCAGCTATCAAGGCGCTACCTTTCCATGACCCTTGGGCCTGCGTCCGGGTCCTATTAGACAAACAAAAAATAGCCTAGTAGGTTTCGCGCCAACGGTACGCCTGCGTACTCAGGCGGAGGCATGAGGTTAGAACAATGCCAGAACAGCAATCGTTGGCGATTGAGCCAGCGGCCCCGGCAACGCCGGTAGCAGCACCTAAGACGCCCGTAAAGGGCAGATACGAATTACCCGCCGAGAGTAAGCCTGAGCCGAAGCCTTCACCGGCTTCACCAGAGCCAACTCAGAACACCACGGTTGAGGCAACCGAGGCGCAGCCGGCAGAAGGCGACAAGCCGGAAGAAGAAGTCACGCCTGAGCAGGCGGCGAAGCGCGAAGGCAGACGCTTTGAAAGAAAGCTCGACAAGGCTTATCGGAAAGCAGCAGAAGCAGAAGCTAGGGCGAAACTCTACGAGACACAGTTAAACGAACTCAAGACGCCGAAGGCAGCACAAGACGCCGGAGCGCCGAAACTAGAGCAGTTTGACTACGACCCGGAAAAGTACGCCGAAGCCAAGGCCGAATACACAAAGAAACTGGCCGAAAAAGACTGGGAATCAAAGCAGCGCACCGCAGAGCAGACGAAGCAAAGAGACAGGCTTCTAAGCTCTTGGGACGAAAAGGTAGAGAAGGCGAACGACAAGTACGACGACTTTGCAACCATCGTCGGAGAGTTGCAGCCGACAAGCCCGCTCATCACGGCGATCATGGAATCAGAGCCTGATGTGGCTTACTACCTCGGAAAGAACCCAAAAGAAGCGGAGCGCATTGCGAACCTCGGTCAAATCGCCCAGATTCGTGAGATCGGCAAGTTGGAAGCGAAGCTCGCTGCGGAACCCGAGAAGCCAAAAGCGCCGTCAAAAGCGCCGGAACCGATTAAACCGCTGTCCGGGGTGCAGGTTGCCTCTGACGTTCCATCAGAAAAGGACAGTATGTCCGCCTGGATGAAAAAGCGGAATAAACAGGTTCACGGCAAGAACCGATGACGGCTCCACGGACTTTCTTAGGAGCAAATGATGTCTAACACCCTCTTAACAATCGACATGATTACGAGGGAAGCTCTGCGGCTCGCGCACGAAAAGGCGACCTTCATCGGCACGATCAATCGGCAGTTTGACGATTCCTTCGGAGATGCAGGCGCGAAGATTGGCGATACGCTGAGAATCCGCTATCCCTCGCAGTATGTAAGACGCACCGGCTCTCGCGTGATGGACGTTCAGGACAGCGTTCAAATCTCATCCGCCCTCACCGTCGCTACGCAGGACGGCGTGGACATGAGGTTCAACTCCCGCGAACTGGCACTCGATCTGGATGAGTTTTCGCAGATACATCTTGAACCAGCCATGGCTACCTTGGTGTCCAACATCGACGCGGACGTTCTGCGCGGCTGCACGGTCTCGACCTACAACATCGCTGGATCTGGCGGAACGGCAGTATCGAGCCTGACAGCCCCAGGAGCCGCGAGGACGAGGCTTAACCAGAACCTTGCTCCTAAGGGTAACGACCGCAGGGTGCAGTTCGATTCGGGCACGATGGCAAGCATCGTTTCTGGTACGGCTGCGTATTTCAACCCGGCGAACGCAATCTCGGAGCAGTACAGGGAGGGTCTGATTGCCCGTACTGGCATGGCGGATTACTACGAGAACGAGCGGGTCTTTTCGATGGCGAATACAACGTCCATCACGCTCTCGACCGCGAAGATGAACGGCTACCTTTCGACTGCCGGACAGACGAGCCTCAACATCTCGCTCCTGACCGTCAGTGCGGTTGGTGTCGGCATGAAGTACACGCTTGGCAACATCTTCGATGTCCATCCAGAGACGAAGCAGGCATATGCACAGTTGAAGCAGTTCACGGTAGTTTCAACGACCAACGTCTCGACCTTCACGTTTGCGCCGGCTGTGTTCCTGTCTGGGCCGCGCCAGAACGTCGCAGGCATCGGCACCACCACCTCCACGCAGTCATTGACCTGGGCCGGAAGCCCGAACTCGACCTACACCCTTGGCCTCATGTACCACAAGGATGCGTTTACGTTCGCTACCGCTCCACTGCCACTGATGCAAAGCTCGGAGAAGTGCGTGCGCCGTACCTACGATGGTCTGAGCATCAGGGTCTGGCAGGATTCCGACATCAGAAACGACGAGCTACTTACCCGGATCGACATTCTGTACGGGTACGCGGCAATTCGCCCTGAGTGGGCCTGTGCAATCATCGGCTCTGCCGCTTAAAGGAGAAATGACATGAGCCAACCACTCGAATACGAACAACTCTCATACAACGCACCGGACGGCTGCCAGGTCGGCAGGGTCTCTACGGAGTCCATCGGGTTCTGGGGGAAAGTCCCCGTCACCCGTTACGTCGGCGTAGGTGCGGCTTCGACCTACAGCTTCACGAACCTGACTTCCTCGACGGTCGGCTTCCAGACCGCCGTGGACTTCACCAGTTTCGTGCTGCAAGTCTCGACAATCACGCAAGCCCTTCGCAACTGCGGGATCATCGACTAAGAAGAGATTGAGGTAGTGAACCTATCCCTCGGCGGCCATCCTAGCTGCCGGGGGATTTTTATAAGGGGGTGTTGAATGTTGCCTAAGGTCTCGGTCATCTCGCAGGTTTATAACCAGTCGGCGTGGATGAAGGAAATGATCCAGTCAGTCGTGGATCAGTCCTTCAGAAACTGGGAGCACCTGATAGTTGACGATGGATCAACAGAAGACCTTAAGGCGGTAGTCGATTCCTTCAAGGACAACCGGATCAGGCTTATCCGGTTCGACACGAATAAAGGCGTTCCCTTGGGCATGAACCACGCCTTCGGGGAAGCTCGCGGTAAATACATCTGCATGATCGCCGCAGATGAAGTCTTCGCCAAGGACAAACTGAAAGAGCAAGTCCGCTACATGGACGACAATCCTGCGGTGGATTGCTCTTGGGGCCTGCCTGGGTCTCCGAGCACCGGCAGCGAGCATCCTCTGGGGCCGAGGCCGGAATGGGAGCAGTACGCACTCAAGGCTCATAACCGCTCCAACGAGGCATGGTTAAGAACTCTCGTAAACCTTGAGAACGTGCCACTCGGCGGCGTTGGTCTCATGATGAAGCGGGAGACGCTGGAGGAGTTGGGCTATTTCGATCCCAATCTCGTCGTCTTCTCGGACCATGAACTCTATTGCAGGTTCTTCGCCAAGGGAAAGAAGGCCGTAGTTCTGCCATATCGCTTCGGCGTGGACAAGGTTGTATCAGCCGAGTCGGTGAGGATCAAGAATTTCGAGAAGGCCAAGGTCGAATACGAGACCGTTAAGGCTCGTCATCCGTTACAGCTTCCGCTCACCAAGGGGACAGTCACTGTCGGTATCCCCTGCTACAACCACGCTCAGTATCTGAAGGACTGCGTTGATTCTGTTCTCGCCCAGACGGTGCCGGTGGACGAGATCATGATTCTTAACGACTGCTCGACGGATGACTTCAAGACGGTCGTGCAACAGTTCACCGATCCTCGCATCAAGGTCATGGCTTTTGATGAGAATCGCGGCGTGCAGGAGGCCATGAACCAGATGGCGTTCAGGGCCAAAGGCGACTTCTTCATGGCGCTTTCGGCTGATGACACCGTGGACCCAACCTACGTCGAGAAGGCGCTAAAGGAATTTGCTGAGAATCCGTGGACTGAATTCGTGGCGTCGCAGACAGACTTCACAGACGAGAACTTGAAACTTCTGCCGCCGAAGACCCACCCCTTCCAGGACATCTCTGGAGTCTGGAACATGACCCGCGAGGAATGGATCGCCAGCCTGCATGGAGGCAATCGCTACTTCGGAGCGGGGATGTATCGCACGAAGGTAATTTCTGAAGTCGGCGGATGGGAGAAGAAATACAAGGCCATCTCCGACTACCAGATGTACCTCAAGATCCTGCACCGTGGCGACAACATCAGGATCATCGAAGAATTGCTGACGCATACACGGGTTCATGGCAAGAACGCATCGCTTCTCACACCACAGCAGGCCCATGAACTGCCGTGGCTATATCACGCCGCCCGCAAGCCCTTCTATCGGAAACTGATGAAGGTTGTCATTGCGACGCCGTTCTACGAGGTGAAGGCCTACAGCCCTTACATCACCTCCCTCATGTCTACGGCGCGGCTCATGACTGCGGTCGGCATCGACTACCGATTCCTAGAACTCTCGGGAGACTCCTATGTACACAGGGCAAGAAATACGCTCGCTGATATGTTCCTGCGTGACCCGGATGCGACAGATCTGTTCTTCATTGATTCGGATATGTCGTGGGACCCAGAAGCCTTCGTAAAGATGTGCGTGCTGCCTGATGATGTTGTCGGCGGGGCCTACCCGGTGAAGAATAACTGGGGCGCGTGGACATCAATCCCCAAGGTGACTGATGGCAAGGAAGGTGAAAAGCACCTCCAGGGACGCCCTCTTGGCGATGGCACAGCCTTGATCGAGGCGCAGGTTCTGGCAGGCGGGTTCATCAGGATCAAGCGGTCAGTGCTGGAACGCTTCCGCGAATTCCACAAGGATGATTGGTACGTCGAGCCTTCGACCGATCCTGAGAATCCTGAGCACAAGTTCACCGCCTTCTATGCCGCAGAGAAGATCGAACACAGGTTCTTCGGAGAGGATCATTACTTCTCCAAGAAGCTGCGTGACATGGGGATCAGGATGTTCATCTACCCGAATGTAAACATCTTCCACTGGGGGACGAAGGAATTCGCTGGCAACTACCAGAAGTTCCTGACCAACCATTTCGACGTTTCAAAGCCGCCCACTTCTCAGCACAATCCGGTTGATAAAGCGCCCTCAATGGGGATGGCACTCTGATGGACATGAGCGAATTCACGCAGGGGCCGCTTACTCTCGATGAGATGATGAAGATCGTCTCGCTACTTGAAAATCCAGCCGAGGCTGCGGCGATCAGGAAGGCGCTTCGCTTCTACGAAATCCCAATTGGCCTAGAATACAAGTGGGGGAAGAACGAAGACACGATGAAGGCTATGGACCATTTCGCCCATCCGCAGAATGATTGGGAAATGGCCGAGATGCTGAAGATCATCGCGGAGAACGACTGTAAGGCATTGCTTGAGGTTGGCTCAAGTTTCGGCGGAACTCTGAAGCGCATGGCCTCTGTCATGCCGCAGGGGTCGCAGATCGTGGCGGTGGATTTGCCGCTTGATTCGACTCCCAAGTACCTTAACCCTGTGGATAGTCTCAAGGAGACTTGCCGGCAGCTTGGGAAGCTCGGGGCGAAGGTGGAACTCTTTCTAGGCGATAGCCATAGCGCCAAGATCGTAGAAGCCGTTTCAGGCTACGGTCCCTACGACTTCATCTTCATCGACGGAGATCACTCCTACGAAGGAATGAAGGCCGACTGGGAGAACTATGGCCCAATGGGGCGGATCGTCGCCTTCCACGACATCGGCGGGAATCTTCCGGGCTGTATGCAGGCGTGGCAGGAAATCAAGGCTACTGGGGTGCATACACAGGAATTCATCGCGCAGGATCAGGTTCACCGTTTCGGCATCGGAATCGTCTATCGGGAGTAGAGCATGGCCGCAGTCAGTACGATGATTTTGCGCTCGATGCGCCTCACAGGCGAGAAGTCTCGCGGCGGCACGCTTGATGCAAATGAGCAAGTCGAATGCCTTGCGGAACTCAATACCTTCATGGAGTCCTGCTATACGGAAAGGCTGCTAGCGCCTTCCATCAGAGAGGACTCGGTATCACTCTCGGCCTCGACGCGCACGCTCACGGTTGGACCGGGCGGCCAATTCAACATCACGCGCCCGATGAAGATCATCGAGCCGTGCTTTACGAGGGATTCGAGCGGATTCGATTCGCCTATAAAGGTCATCGACTTCTATTCCTACGAATCCTTGAGGCTAAAGAGTGTCGGCTACACCTACCCGAACGCGCTCTACTATGACCAGGGCTTTAGCGCGACCTCGACCGGGAAGCTCTATCTCTATCCGCTGCCGATTGGCGGGCTGACGCTATACATAAACTCCTGGCAGCAGCTTGGTAACTTCTCGACCCTATCGCAGCAGATGTTGCTACCGCCGGGATACCAGTTATTCGTGGAGTCAAATTTCGCAATCCATCTCGCGTCAGGGATTATTCCGATCTCCCCAGAGCTAGCCAAGATCGCCAAGGAATCAAAGGCGGCGATCAAGGGGCTGAATTCCTACTCACCAATAATGCAGATGGATACCGGGATTGCCTCCGGTTCTCCGAGATCCTCAATCCTGACGGGACCATAAGATGGCTGATGCCAAAATTAGCGCGCTGACAGCCCTATCCGGGGCGCAGGTAGATACGGCGGCGGATCTCCTCGCCATTGTCGATACTTCAGCGGCCACGACGAAGGAGATTCTGGTGAGCGAATTCCAGATCGCCATTAATAATTTAGGCGTCGCAAATCAAGCCCAGATGGAAACGGCCTCGACAAGCACGGTCGCTGTCGCGCCGAGCGTGCAGCATTTTCATCCGGGGTCTGCGAAAGCGTGGGGGTATATCACGGCCCCAAACACGGTTTCCGCTTCGTATCCAGCAACTGGAGTGAGCGTTGTAAAAAATGGGGTCGGAGACTATACGATCACGCATGGCCGTGTATTCTCAAGCGCCATATATCCCTATTTCATCTCCATCTTCAATGGCACCGCATTCTGGTCTCAACAAGCCATCAGCACTGACTCATTCAGAATAAACACGATGGACAATATCGGAAATTCGGCAGATCCAAATAATATCTTCTATGTAGTCTACGGCGATCTGTGAGCGATGCCGACCGTCCGCATTCCACTTGTCGGCTCCTTCAATCAAAGGAGCATAGACGGTAGCGGCGCTCTGAATCTCAACGAAGACCAGAGATTTCTCAATGCCACGTTCAACGTGGTTCAGAACCCTGTCACTGGCAAGGCTACGCTTTACGTTGAGAAGAGGCCCGGTTGGGCGCAGGATTCGCAAGTCTCTACCGGCATCGCCTCTAGCGGGCTTATCAAGCCGCAGTTATTTAGCTCACCGCTGACCGCCTTCGGGGATGTCAGTTCCAACATCTACATTGGCACGATCAATGTAGGTGTCTTGAGTGCCCGCGCACTTCATTTCACCGAAACGCTGATTAACGCCAGTTCCAGCGTTCTCATCAAGGCGTCCGATGGAACGGGCTGGTACTACACGACTGGGGCGAAGGATGTCCTGACCTATACGGGATTTACCTCAAGCGGAGTTCTGACGGTCTCCACCATTGCCGATACGACCGGCTTGTATCCAGGGCAACTCATCACCGGGAACACCATCGGAGCCGGGGCGAGGGTTTCGACTGTCAATTTCGCAACCAGCACCATTACCCTCACCGTCGCCAATACCGCCAACTCGACAGGCGCGATCATCACGAAGGAGCCGATAGCGAAGATTCTGTCGGCCAACTTCCTCACGACAGGAACCTACATCAGCGCCTTCGCGGTAAAGGATGGCTTCCATGTCTACACCACAGATGATGGCTACTTGAATAATAGCGACCTGAATACGTTCCTAGCCTACCAAGCGTCTGGGCGTGTTGCCGCCCAAGCGTCACCAGATCCGGCAGTCGGAGTCGCGGTCCAGAAGAACGCTATCGCAGTCTTTGGCCTGAAGACAAAGGAAATCTTTCAGAACGCAGGCAATGCTCAAGGTTCGCCATTCAACCCAGTGCCACAAATGACCGAGTATGTAGGCTGCCTCGATCAGCGCAGCATCACGCAGATTGAGGATGACATCTTCTGGGTATCGTCTCCCGCCGATGGCGACGTAGGCGTCTATCGCATGACTGGCTATTCCTCGGTGCGGATCAGCCCGCCGAATGTGGACAGGATCATCGGTACAGCGGCGACTAATGGCGCTATCTACGCCGCCAGCTTCCGCCTTGGCGGGTACAACTACGCGGCCTTTGCAATTTCCATAGCGTCTGATACTCCGGCCTCAAAGGTGCTTCTTGAGACGGGGGATTTCATCCTCCTTGAGACTGGGGACAAGATATTGGAGGAGGGCGCTGCAAGTCAGGCAGCCTCATTCGTTCGCCTTCTCGTCTACAACATCAAACTGAATATCTGGTCGGAATGGGACTGCAATCAAGTCACATTCGTGGATTCCGTAGGGTCAGGCACGAATAACCAGATCATTGCGACGAGCCGCTTCAATACGAGCGGCAAGATTTACCGCATTGACCCGGTATCTCTCGGCGCGGTCTATCAGGACGATGGGGCCAACTATTCAACCGAGATCAGGACCGCGAAGTTGGACTTTGGGACCAACAACCGCAAATACATAGATGAAGTGGAATTGATTGCCGATACGGTGTCCTCCGGCACTTGCACCCTTTATTTCTCAGATGACGATTATGTAACGTGGTCTGGCGGTCAGACCTTCGATATGTCGCAGCAGGGGAAGAAGGTCACTCGGCTAGGGGCGCATTACAACTCCCGCGCTTATAAGTTGGTGCATTCCAACAATGGGCCGTTCCGCGCCGAGGCGCTGGAAATCACCTACCGAGTCGGGAAATCATGAACGACTTCGACAATACGAGCGTCAGGAAGGAATCCTTCGCCTACCGCGATCTGCTGGGGCAAGACAAATGGGAATCCTTCACCCCGACATTCACCTCTCTCGCCACGGTTGGCGCAACGACATTTACGGGACGCAGGAGACGCATCGGCCAGCAGATCGAGTTCCAGGTGCAATTTCTTGCGGCTACGTCAGTCGCCTCGACTGCCGGGACTACCTATCTGGCGCTCCCGGTAGCGGCCATGGGCGTATCGGGCCACGCTGATATGACGGACAGGACTACGAACGTCGCGGTAGGGGTCTGCGTGATTGATGTGACTAACTCGCGCTGCTATCTGCCGGCGCAGTTAGCGAGCGCAGATACATTCAATATTTGCGGGAGCTATGAAGCGTGAACCCCGCCCCCAATGTAAGTAGGGAGGCAGGGTCATGGATGCCATTACTTCTGCGCTTCTGCGACTTTTTGCTGCTCCGAGTCGGCAACCTTGCTGCCGCCGGGATTCGTCACCAGCACCCCGAAGATGCCGAGGATAATCACCACCGCAGTGGCGATGAGAATTTCACCTTTTTGCCTTTTCATCTTGACTCCCTTCTATACCCCGAAAGTGGGGTACACGCAGAATATGCCGACCGAGTGCGTTGGCAAGGTGAATAAGTTACAAGATGGCCGTTAACCTTTCGCCTCAGTACGCCGGCACCCCCAATCCAGACGATTACGTCAATGGCCCTCCGCAGAATCCGTGGGCGGTCACTGGATACACCGATCAACTAGGGAGAGGTTGGCAACAGACGCCAAACGGCTGGCAGGTTCAGAACGCCGGGAATTGGACCGCAGCCGATCCGAATTACAACGCCGCCTATGATCTTTCCCCGTATCAAGCGTACTTGGGGCGCGCGGCTGGAGCTTTAGGATATACCGATCCGTCGCTTTCAGCGCAAGCCGGAGATTTCGTAAGTTCAAACGATCCGACTACTTACGGCATGGGTAGGTTCCAGAACGACCCGCTCGCCCTGCAAGCTCTTTTCAATTCCACATTTTCTGGGCGCGGAACGAACATTAACCCCTACGCTTCGCTGGCGGTGCGCGACGGGATGCGCCAAGTAGCGCAGAAACTTGGGCTTACGGCAGATGACGCTGATAAGGTCGCGCTCCAAGTGGCGCAGGGGCACCTTAACGATACCGGCGAGACTTATTCGGAAGCAACGCATCCGGCCCTGATTGCTGACGAGATCGCGCAAAAACTATTCGCCAAAGCCGGAAAATCAGACGAGTACACGCCCCTCACGACTGCTCAGAAGGGGCAATACATCAATCAGGCTGCGGCTTATCAGCAGCAACTGAAGGAGGGTGACGCGGATAGCTGGAAGAAGGACTCTGTAGGCGGCATCTTGGGCACGATTGATGTAGCCGCAAGCGACAGGTTTAAAGCTAATGCGGCAGACCCGGAAAGGGCGCTTCTCGGAGCCGAGGGACCGCTTGGAACCTACATCTGGAACAAGGCCCTTAACCAGGACTGGGATCCCACCATGAACCTCTATGGTGGCCCCACAGGGCAGGATTACCAGCAGGCGTCTAGAGAGGGCGTCGATACCAACGGCGCATCCGTAATCCAAGCGGCTATCGATAGCGCGGCTGGAATAATCGGTGGCGGAGCTATAACCAGTGGCCTAACGGATGCAGGCTTAAGCCCTACCGAGGCTGCGGCGGTCTCTGGAGCTGGAAAGGCCGCTGCCGGGGCGGTGCAGAATCCAAATGCGGATACGAACGATGTCCTAAACGCAGCCCTTATGGGTACGGCGGGCAGCGCAAGTGGGTTAGCTGGCGAAAACATAGGCCCAGAAGCAGCTACTGCCGCTGATGCAGCGAACCGCGCTTATCAGATCTCAAAAGCTTACGAAAACGACAATCCATTAGGGTTGATAGGCGGCGTGAGCGGTCTTGGCAATTTGTACGCAAAGGCGGATACAGGCACATTAACGGATGCTGGACCGGACGCAGGCCTTTCTGCGCCGAGTTCGGGCACCACAGGAGGCGGTATGTGGGACGAATACGGTAATTGGGTAGATAACACCGACACCAGCCAGCCAGACTATTCCCAGGGATACTACGGGTCAGACGCCAGTAATAGCAACTCCGGGCAAGGATTCGATGAATTCGGCAACCCCATCGAAGGCCAGACCGGGGCTATCAATACGGGCAGCAGCACGGATTTAAGCGGCGGTCTGGATACAGGCGGCTCCCAAAGCATCCTAGACTACTTGAAGGGGGCCGGCGGCTCGCTACAAGGTCTTCTGGGCGGCCTTTTGGGTGGTACTGATTCAGGGGGCGCTGGGAGCGCCTTGAACCTCCAGAAGCTTCTAGGGGCGCTTGGCGGGTCAAGTCTAGGTATCGCCGGGTCCAAGAATGTCGCCAACAAGTACGACGCGATGAATAACCAGTACATGGGCTTTAGCCAGCCATATCGTGACCAGCTTTCGCAGCTTTACTCCAATCCTGACAGTTTCCTGAATAGCCAAGCCGTCCAAGCCCCGGTGCAGCAAGGGACTAATGCCTTGGCGCGGTCCCTGTCTGTAAACGGCAATCCCGCCGGAAGCCCAGCCGCCATGGGCGAGATTCAGGACTATGCGAGTAACCAGCTTTTCGGGCGTCTTGGTGAGGAAAAGAACCGCCTTGCGGCTTTGTCAGGAATCCCTCAATTCAACACGGCGGCTCCTGTCGCTGCGTCCAATGCTGCCCAGAACTATGGAGGCCAATACACGGCGGCTGGTTCGGGTCTGGCTGACCTGACCAATCCGCAGCCCTCGCTTGCCGACTTCCTCAAGCAGTTGAAGATGGCTGGGGTCCCCTAAATGGGTCCCGGTGAAGTTCCTGGCCTCGCCGGGTACTTAGGGCGAAGGCAGCAACTCCAGCAGGAGAACGCTAACCAGTTTCAGCAACTGGGACAGGCGGCAAACCTAGCAGGCGTACTGGATCAGAAGAAGGACGAGGACGCGATCAAGCAGGTGGTGACGAGCGGTGCGCCGCCAGAGCAAGTCGTCACCGCGCTCATGTCGTTGGGGACCAAAGGGGCTGCTGCGGCGCATCAGTACGCTACGGCGCTTAAAGAACTCCAGACCGCCAAGGCGACCGAAAGCCTGCGTGGTCTGACGCCGGAGCAGCTTAACGAACCAGATACGCTAGATCGCCTTGGGGCTTCTGGGCTGCCCGGAACAGCGCATTTCACGGCTAAGGCAGACCGTCTGCGAAAGAAAGCCGAGGATGCAACGGCACTAGCGGCGATGCGTAGCGCGCCTGCTGTCCAGCCAGATCCTCAAGAAATATCGCAGGCTGCTGATGATCTCGGCGGGCAAGGTGCGCCGGCACCGGCAGTTGTGCCGGCACGCCCCGGACACCCCACACTAGAGGCGCTGGTTAGCAGCGAGAACCCGCAAATCGCCTCTCTTGCGAAGAATATGCAAATGTCGCTCAATAAGTCTGGCAATGCTACGCCAGCAAGCACTTGGGAAACTCGCATAGAGAACCTTGCGAAGATGGACGCACAACAGTCGAACGCTAGGGCCAATAAACCAACAGAGCCATTGGAAAAGGTAGTCGGTCCAGACGGGAAAGTAGCCTTTGCTACAAGAGCAGATGTTGTCAGCAAAGGACTGACTCCTTGGGTCGGTAGCCCTGATCAGATCGCGTTGAAAGTTACTGGCGGGAAAGAATCGGTCTATGTGCAGCGCATGATGATGGGCGCGAACCAAGCTGCCAAGGATCTATCCAATGTCGTGCAATTACCACTCACCGCGAGTACCGGAATGTTCGGAGGTAGGGGGCAGGCTCAGGGGATATTGAATGCCACCAAGGAAGTCCTCGCCAATAAAGCAACTGGACAGGAAGCGCAGGCTTACAATGCGATGGCAACTGGCTTTCAGCGTTCGCTTGCTCAAATTGAATCAGCGGGTCTAATGCCATCTGGAACGCTTACTCACCAGATGGACTCGGTGCTATTCAAGGAAGGCGACACGAATCTGACAAAGTTGCACAAACTCGCGCAGACCCGCCAAATTGTCGAGGCTGGGATGGAAGTTATCCAAGCGAACCCGAGGGTGTCTCCAGAGGAAAAGGCAAAGGTTGGAGCAGTGCTTGAAAGCATCCGAAAGTCAGTCCCCTTCACGCATTCAGATTTGATTCAATTGCAGGTCGCGCAATCGACAAACCCACAAGAGACTTTGAAGGATGTGCTCAAAAACCAGCGCAAATCGGAAGCTGCTAATACGTTCTCAGACCCGGAAAAGGAACGTAAGTATCAAGAGTGGAAGGCTGGGCGGAAGTGACCGAGCAAGAAGAATTCGAGTTCCGCGACAGGCTTGAGAGAGAACAAGCGGCAGCCAAGACTCCTCAAGCAGAACCTCCTCGAAAGTTATCAGCAGATCGCGGCGAAGCCCTGATCGGCGGCATTAACCGAGGCTTTGCCGGCCTAGCCGGTCTCCCAGTAGACACAATGCAGGGAGCCGCGAATCTTGTTGCCGCTGGTGCTCACGCCGCAGCTAGTCCATTCATGGATACCGGAGTATTCAAACCGCCGTTCCAGGGCGGACCTCTTAGTTCGCAAGGCATCGCCCAAGGAATGAATCGCATTGGGCTAATGACAGAGAATCCAAACCCGCAGGACATGGCGAGCCGGATGCTGCATACCGGAGGAATGATTGCCTCTAGCGGCGTCAGGCCACAAGTCATGCCCGCAGTCGCAGGAGCGATTGGCAGCGAAGTCCTTGGCGACAAGGGCGCGGCATTGGGTGCTTTGGTTCCGGCATTGGCGTCTAAGGGCGCTAGAGCAGTTGCGCCCAACTTGAGCGATAACGCGAAACTATTACTCAAGGAAGGCGTCATGCTAACGCCTGGTCAGATGGCCGGCGGGACCGTGAAGCGCATGGAGGATGCGGCAACAAGCATCCCCGTTCTTGGCGATGCCATCAAAGCCGCACAGCGCAGGGGAATCGAATCCTTCAATACTGCGACCATCAATCGCTCGCTAGCCCCAATAGGAGAAACACTCCCTAAAGGACTTAAAGGCCATTCGGCTATCGAATACGCTTACGGAAAATTGGGAGATGCCTATGACAATCTCCTACCCAAGATGAAAGGCAGCCTCGATACTGGCCTTAAACAAGACATTGACGCGATCCGCCAACTAGGAATGGAAGTCCCTGAGCCACAACGCGGCCAACTCCAGCGCATCATCGACAGGGAAGTATTGAAGCGTTTCCCTCCGGGCGGAAATGGAGAAACTTCTGGCGAGGCGATCAAGGGCATGGAGTCAGAGCTTGGTCGTCTTGGCAAGACATTCAAAAACTCTGACAACTACGATACCCGTACTCTTGGGGGCGCTGTAGAAGAAATGCAGAACGCTCTGCGTCGAATGGTCGAGCGCAATAACCCTAAATACGCAGAGGAACTGGCGAAGATAAACGAGGGCTACGCGAATTTTAAGAAGGCACAAAATGCCGCATCCAGCGCGACGGCGCAGGAAGGAACTTTCACTCCAGCACAATTGCATCGAGCCGTCCGTGCCGGGGATACATCCAAGGACAAGGCGAGATTTGCCGAGGGCAACGCGCTTATGCAGGACTTGTCCAGAGCTGGCAAAGACGTTCTTCCTTCGGCTGTTCCAGACTCAGGCACGCCGCTTAGGAGCATGATTGCCTACGCCGCAACGCACCCCGTAAAAGCGACTGTGTTTGGCATCCCTCTTGGGGCGGCTTCTCTTGCTTATACCCGTCCGGGACAGGCGGCACTCCAAAGTCTTCTAAGCGGAGGTGGGACTCGGCAACCGATGGGGCTTCAGGAGATTATCCAGCAGGCGGTTCTAGCCAACGCCAGACCTCAGGAGCCATCCCAACCGGGCTATTTCCCGCCGCAACGCGGCGCTCCATTTGGCAGGATAGGTGGCGGCTCTAGGTGAGCCGCGAGGATCGCTCAGAGAACAGACGCCGAACAATGGATAGCCGCATGGCTACAGTGATGGCGAATCACCAGACCATCCTCACGAACCAGGAGTATGTCATCACGCAGTTGACCCACCAGCATGACTGCCTTGAGAAGCTGAAAATTGCGCTCGCTGACAATACGGAGGTCTCGGAAGAAGTGCGCGAACTCCTCGCGGCCCTCAACGTCTTCGGTAAGCTCGCCAAGTGGAGCGCGGTTACTGGCGGCGCTCTATTCTCCGCATGGCATGGCGTCAAGGCGGGGATTAATTTCTGGCGATGAAACAACTTCTCCCCGCTTCTCTCTGGGATGTCCTCACTTCTACCGACAAAGGCGGCAAGGTTCGCTTCGACGCTCGCAAGTGCTGGGAGTGCGGCGCGTTCTGGTCGAGCACGGTCTGGGGCTGCATCCTTCTTTATAAGAACGATCTTTCTGAGTGGTATTTCACTGGCTATCTCGCTGCATGGGTATTTGCCCGCAGCATGAGGGACCGTGAGCAGCGCCTGATGACACAAGGGAAACCAAAATCAAAATGAACATCAGCGATAAGGGACTCGACCTCATAAAGCTGCACGAAGGATGCAAACTTATTGCGTATCAGGATGTCGTCGGCATCTGGACTCTCGGCTACGGCCATATCCAGGGCGTGCGACAGGGAGATACCTGTACGCAGGAAGAAGCCGATGCGTGGCTACGCCAGGATGTGCATAGCGCCGAGAACTGCATCGAGAAGTCGGTCTCCGTATCGCTCACGCAATGCGAATTCGACGCCCTATGCAGCTTCGTTTTCAACCTCGGCTGCGCTGCGCTGCGAAATTCGACGCTGCTACGCAAACTGAATTCCCAAGATTACGATGGCGCTGCGGCTGAATTCAAAAAGTGGGACCACGCGGGCGGAATACAGGTCGCAGGACTTACCAAGCGCAGGGCTGATGAAGCTGAACTATTTGAGGCAACCGCATGAGCATCGACGTTGCGGGCATCGGCGCTGTAGCAGACCTCGCGGGCAAGGTGCTTGAGCGCATCTTCCCCGATCCTACCGAGCGGCTGAAGGCCAAGACAGCACTAGATCAACTCCAGGCGTCAGGCGAACTGGCCAAGCTCACCGCCGAGACCGATTTGCTCAAAGGGCAGATGGCGATCAATGCCGAGGAAGCCAAGTCAACGAATTGGTTCATCGCTGGCGCTAGGCCGTTTATCCTATGGGCGTGCGGGATCGCCTTCGTCTACGCGGCCATTGTTGAGCCGGTTGCGAGATTCATTGCGACAGTCATGTGCAATTACAAGGGGCCGTTCCCTGTGATCGACACGACCCTAACCATGCAAGTCCTGCTAGGGCTTCTCGGGCTAGCTACTATGAGGACTTACGAGAAGCGGACAGGGACGGAAGGGAATCGCTAGTCTTTGAGAGACGATTCACAGTAGCCCCAAGTCGTAACGCGCCTTGATAGCCATCAACGCGATCTCGGCTTTAGCCATGTCAGCGGCCTTGTCTATGTCATACCCAGCGGGGCGCGTTGGCAGGTACTTCTTCACCACCATCGCCAAGCCGCGAAGCATGATCAAGGCACCAGGGTAGTAGGTGTAACCGCCGCGCAGAACTTCCTGCGAGGCTAGGCATTCACCAGCCCACGACTCGATCACTTCCGCGTCCTCACGGTAGTACGGTCTGTCGTTGCCGTTCAGGAGACGATTCATTTAGCTAGCGCCTTTCTTAGCTCGAAGCCAATCAGTCCGCTCCACACGCCCTCGGTCCCATCTTCGT